TTATAAGTTATAGGTTTATCAAAACTATCCTTTCTTTTTGTAGCTTGTCTTTCAAATTCAGCTCTAGTAAGTTGTTTATCTGCTAATCTTCTTTTTATATCTTCTTCTGATTGAAATTTCATTTTCAATCCTCTTTTTCTCTGGGAGCTTAAATCTCTTAAAAGCATTAGTGAATACTCATATTCATTTCTTTCTTCATTCCATTTAACGTCAACAACTTCAACTGGGAAATCTCTTTGTTCTTTATAACCTCTATATGTTAATACTTGACCTATTTTAAATGTAGTACCTTCTCTTTTAAATGGTTTTGATTCAAATACTGGTATATTTATTTTAGGTGCTCTTTCTCTCCATAGATTTTTAATATCTTCTCTATCTTTAGGTGATAATTTAAGTTTAAATTCTAAATAATCATCTATAACTTTACCTAAAGGTTGTCTTGATTTTTTAGCTTTTAAATATAATCCTTCTAAATTAGCATCAATTTCTTTTTCTAATTTGTAATAATCAGGAGTACCTAATTTTCTTCTCCAAATTTTCCACCATGGTTTTTTACCTGATCTTAATTCTCTTCTTCTATCAGAATCATCATCCATTTCTTTACCTTTTTTAACGTTAGGTCCAGCCTGCATTAAATGTGAAATTTCATGTCTAATTATATTTCTTAAATCCATAGATATTTCTTCCCACTTTTCTGGTAATTCAGTACCATTTATTACAAATTTAAGTTCTACTTCGGGTACAAATGGTTTTGCTACACCACTATCTTTATACTTAGCATTATTATCAAAAATAACTTGAGCTTTATAAGTAAAATCTAAATGTGGGTAATCAAATTCTTTACGAGGACCAACTTCTAATTCAAAATAACCTTTTCTTTGTTTATCTTGAAAATCACCTTTCCAAGAATTTAATGTATATCCAGCTAATTTAGTTACTAAACCATCATATTTACCCTCATTTAAATTACCATAAGTAATACAAGGATCTTGACCACAACCACAATTTTTTGTATTTTCATTTACATTAGTTGTGGTTTTTAATGTTTTAGCTAAATTTAAAGCTTTAAGATATTTTTTATTTTTTTCACTAGGGTTTTCCATTTTTTTAATTCGTGAAATTTCTTTTTTAATTTTGGTTAATGGAATTTTTTCTCCCTTAGGAATGTTTAATCTTTTTCTGACTGTACCTTGTTTTAAATTACCTGCTTTTTTACCTTTAGCGGCCATTTTTTCATATGTGTCTCCCTCATTTACGCTTTCATCTACTCTAGTTAAAATTTTAAAAACCTCATCCTTTTCTAATTGATCTAACTTTTTAGGTAATAATTTTTCTAATTTTTCTTGTGATACTTTAAATGCATTTCTCGCAGCAGTACCCGAAGCACCTGAATCAGTAATTGTAGTTCTTACAGTTAAATTAGGATAATTATCCGCTGCTGTTGTTCTAGTAGCTATATCCTTAAAATCATCTTCATTTCCTTCTCTAGCACCTAATATCCAATCTACATCTTCATCTGGATTTTCTTTAGCATAATTATAAACTGCCTTAACAGGGGGTTTAGAAACTGGCTCTAAAGTAACTTTAAAAGGTAAATATTTTTTATATATGTCCCAAATTAACATTGATTGGGCTTGGGTAACACCATCCCTATCTTTATTACCAATAAGAATTTTTAATTCATCTAAATCCGGATTATCTCTAAGGGCCTTCATAACTACTTTAAAATGGCCACTTGTTGGGGGTTTAAAACCACCAGCATAAAGTCCAACTTGTTTTTTTTTATCCGTAGATTTTTGATCGGGGACTATAACTTCTAATAATTTATCAATATCAATTAAACTCATTATGATAAAAACTGTTTTAATTTATTTTGAGCTTCTTCCTTAGAAACTGAACCATCAATAATATTTTTTACACCATCATCATTTAATAATGTTTGTATTTGAGCATTTGTTTCAGCTTTTTGTTTTTTTCTCTTTTCTATTTGAGCTGGTGTTTTTGGTTTAGTTCCTGTTGGTTTAAAAGGATCTAAATACTTTTTTATAATATCTTTAATATCTTTTAATTTTTCATCATCTAAAGTATTTGCAACCGAAACAAAATTATTACCAAACATTTTTTTATAAGGATCATAATTTTTAGTTACATTTAACCAAGTGCTCATTACTATAGCGGGTGCTAAACTTCTATCTTTACCACCTGATTTTTTAAATCTCGCTTCATTTTGTTTTAATGATCTTTCTAAATCAGTATAAACATAAAGCATAAAAACATCATAACCGGCTTCTTCTAATTGTCTTTTTAACTCTGTTGTTTGTTTAACAGATGCTGCTGTACCATCTAGAACAAAAGATTGTTTACCTTGTATAGTAGCTGCTACTTTTCCTTTAAATTCTTTATTAGCAGCTGCCATAGCTTTAGCAGATTCACTTCTTTCTTCAGGTGTTGCATTTTTTAAATCCAATGATACATTGGCTTTTTTAAGTAAGTCAATATAGGCATTATCTACATTAAGTACTTTAAGATTACCTAAGTCTAAACCGCTTAAAACATATCCTTTACCCGCACCAGGAGCACCAGCTAAAATAATTGCTTTAGGTCCTTCTAATTGTTCCTTTAAAAGTGAATATAGTTCTATCATATATTATAAATATACGAAAAATTCCTGGGGTATCCTAAATTTTTAGTGGGGAAAGAAGTGGCCCTTTTAGAGGGCCAAACTTTTTACATGCTTTTACTTCTTCCATGGAGCGTTTAAGAACAACTCAAAACTGGGGTGAATATACGACTATTTTCTGTGGTAGCCAAATTTTACTTACTTCTTTTTACAGTAGTTTTAAATGAAGTAGTAGCAGGTTTATGTTTTGGATTTTCTATATCAAATATTCTTTTAACAGATTTAAATATTTCTAAATTTTCTTCCTGTGTTCTGGGTGATTCATACATTTCCCATTTTTTACCCTTAATTTTAAATCCAGTTCTATCTACACCTCTAGATTTAGATTTTAACCATAAAATACCTATTCTATCAGCGGTTTGTCCAAAACATTCTTTATACATTTGAGCATAAGCTGCACTTTGTAATTCATAAGTAGTATGTAAATGATTAGAAGTTTTAAAATCAATTACCCATAATTCACCATCAATTTCACAAATACAGTCACAAGTACCAGCTATTTTTAATTCATCACTAAATAAATGTACTTCAGTTTCAATTAAAGTTGGTTTATATGTTTCCCAAAAATCAACAAATTTTAAAAACATTTGCCAAACTGAAGGGTCCATTTTAGGATAACCACTTTCATTTAAATAATTTAATTCTTTACCCTCAAAATATTGTTCTATTAATTCATGTACAGCTGTACCTTCTTCACCTGATTTTTTAACAATCCAATCTGCACTATAACCCACTTTTTTAAGCCAATCCTCAAAATGTTTACCTTTAGGATAGGAATTTAAGACATAAGTTACAGATGGATAATATTCACCATTTCTTCTATAATATCTAGAATCTGGTAGAGTTATTTGTTTATGATCCTCAGAAATTTCTAAGATTCTATTGTATGTTTTTTTAATCATACTGCTAATTTATGTTCCAATAAAGAAGAATAAGTCATTGGAACTGTATTTTGTACTAGTTTTGTGAAATTTTCAAAACCCATTTCACTCGGGTCCTTATCTTGTAAATCAACAAAATAGACTTCTTTACCTTCCATCATTAACTGTTCACAAAAGTGTAAAGCTTGTTTTATAGCATCCTTATCTAATGCTACATAAATTTTATTAACATAAGAACTAATAATTTTTTTCATTAATTCTAATTGTATATTTTTTCCAAGTAATGGTATTGCATTTCGTTTTATTGCAATAGCATCAAATAAACCTTCACATAAAATAATTGGCAATCTCCAATTAATTAAATGTTCATTTGGGATAATATTTCTACTTACAGGTGGGTTTTTATATTTAATATAGGAATTTTTTTCAAAAGAACGAGCTGTAAAGTAATTTAATCTTCCATCTTTATCATAAGTTGGAATTATTATCATATTAGCATATTTACCATTTTTACAATAACCTATGTTATATTTTTGTATATCCCGTGAGGTAATGTTTCTTTTCTTTAAATAAGCGAGAGCATGACGAGCTACGATACTATTGGGATTATACGTGTCTAAACGTATAAATTCATTAGGTAATGATATAGTCTCCGTTTTAACATAGTCTTTTATTGATTTATTTGTTTTTAATAAACCTTTTGCTTCATTTAGTTTATTATGATCAGCTCCAGCCTTTTTTAATAAAGTAAATAATGTTTTGCCTTTTTTATCACAAACCCAACAATGCCAAGGATTTAATCCTTCTTTATTTTCTGTTAAATTAACTTCTAACTTAGGTTTATGATGATTACAAAAAGGACAATGATACGCATAGTTATTTCTTGCTGTAGCTTTGCCCGTGCCAAGCACAGAATTAACCAAACTTACTAATAACTGATTAACCATAAATAATAATATACGTTACAATTCGTTAATTTCCAAGGGATCTTCAAAATTTATATCATTAAAATCTTTCGTATAAAATTTTCCTAGGATATTATCATTAAAATATTCATCAGGTTTTTCTAATACCTGATAAATCATTTGATATTTTGTTTCAAAATATGTTAGTAATTTTTTATTTGGAACTATTTTAAGGATTGTTCTTTCAAAATCCTTAGTTTTACTTTCAGATAGCAACTGTTTTAATTCTTTTTGCGAACCATAATAAGTTAACCAATCAGACTCTTTAACAGCTAATTTATAGGCCGGTTTTCTACCTACTACATTTTGAAGTGCAGCACGTTCTTTTTTACCTAATTTTACTTTTTTACTAAAATAAAGTACTTTTTTTCCAATGTAAGATTTACCAGTTGATTTGTGTTTTATTATATAAACAAATCCAAATGAATTAGGGGGGAAGTCTGTGATTTCTTTTATGGTTTTGCCTTTATAGGTCCAACTCATAATATATGTTTTAATTAAACAAAGTTTAATGCAACGTTAATAAATATTAAATTTATTCCATAAACGCTCAAATGCAAAATAACCTATCATTTTAATAATTACTTCAATACCACCAATAGCTAATCCCACTCTATAGTCTCCAGTAACTAACCAACCAGATAAAATAGTAAAAATTGTAGCTAAAAATCTCCAAATGATAGTTTTTATTAAAGTAGCTTTATAACTTACCTTCATTTCTTAAATTTTCTCTAATTTTTGTAGCCGATATTTCTTTAATATCTGTAGGAGGAACATGTTCAATTACTTCATATCCTACTCCTCTTCCGTAATTAACAGATTCAATATCAGGAATAATACTTATAAAAATTTTACCTTCCTGTATTAAATCACTTAATTCTTCCTGGAGGTTCATTAAGACTTCATGAGCAGTCCAGGGTTGATTTTCATTAGGTTCAACGTTTCTTATAGCGATCCAAACATTTTTACCTTCATTTAATCTTTGATCTATTAACCACCTATGACCTTGATGCCATGGTTGCCAACGACCTATAAACATACTATATTGTTTCATAATTTTATAGCTTTTCTAACTTTTAATAAACTTTCTTCTGGTGTATCAATTGAAGTATCAATATCAATAAAGTTACCTCTAGGAATTCCAAAGTTTTCTACGTGATAATTTTCTCTACCTCTTTGTTCTTTATTTTTATCATAATGAACAAAAATTTCCTTAACTTGCCAATAGTCTAAATTATTTTTAAATTCTTCTCTTTGATCTAAATAAGGAGAAACTAATGAAACTATAACATCTTTACCCTGATTATGTAAATAATGTGCTATTTTTTGAGCAACATCAATATTATATCTTCTACCTTCCTCTGAGTAATCTTTATTAGAAAATAATTCCCTCATTTCATCACCATCTATTCTATAGGCATGAGGAAGTACTTTATTTTTAAGTAAATCAGCTAAAACTGTTTTTCCAGA